AGATAAAATGTAATTTATCCCCAAATAATTTCTTTTTTTCCTAATTCTTTTAATTTATTATTTATTTGTGAAAATGGTTTTGTATTAAACCACCCACCTCTGTTGGCTGATAATGGAGAAGGATGATTTGATTCTATTGTATAGTGTTTTGATAAATCAATAATAACTCTTTTCTTTTTAGCATAATTTCCCCATAAGACAAATATTATATCTTTGTGATTTTTTGAAATGTAATCAATAATATAATTTGTATATGGTTGCCATAATTTTAAATGAGAACCTGGTTTACCTTCTTCAACTGTTAATGCTGAATTAATTAAAAGAACACCTTGATTAGCTAAATCTGTAAAATCTTTATTTGTTCTTTTTATATTTAAATCTTTATTCATCTCATTTAATATGTTTCTTAAACTTGGAGGAGTTTTAACATCATCATTCACAGAAAAACATAAACCATTCGCCTGACCTTCACCATGATAACAATCTTGTCCAATAATAACTACTTTGAGATCTTTTTGATCAAAATGATTAAAAGCATTAAATATTTTTTCATTTTCTGGATATATTTTATTTTCTACCTTTTTTAAATTATCTTTAATATGGGTTAAATAATTATGTTGAAGAATTACATTCCAATCGGTGCTAATAGTAAATTCCATATTTTAAATTAGGAATTATTTTTTAAATTTAAATCAAATTTACGTTCTTGGAAAATTAGTTAAATCTTCATCAATATCATAAATTATTGATTTAGAAAAAGTAAATGATAATCATGAAAAATAATAATATATTAACAGAAAAATTGAAAATATAAAAAAAATTGCTAACTATTCTACTAACTATCTAATCTACCTATCTAATCTAGCTAATCTAATTCTACTAGTGTAGTGCCTGTATATACAAAATTGATATTTGGTGCGTTTGCCTGGAATTCCACAAGCGGTGCGTAGGGGCCAAGGCGCGCAAGGCTGAAGCGGTGGCCACGGTCACCCACAGTAATACGCCGCACAGTGCCAGGCACAACATTAAACTCGATAAGGCGCGCAGGCTGAGCACCACCAGGCAACCACCAAACATCAACCGTAATTGAGCTGTGGTTTTGGAGGTAGACGGGGAAGCGTGTGTCCAGCCTGGGCGGTGGCGCGGCGCGCAAAATTGTAGCTATGCGCGCGTGAGCTGCTGCTAGGGCAGGCAGCGGCGCGGGCCGCTGCGCAGGCGGTGCTGCCACACCAGGTAAATCAGCCCGGCACAAGGGGCAGTTAGACTTGGTTTGTTGATGGGTTACTAGGCATTGCATACAAAACCGGTGCCCACATGGAGTGGTACAAGTTGTAGCATTGCCATTGCCTAGCGGTTCCATACAAATGGGGCAGTCAGCCGCCTCGATAGCCTGGCTTGGCACAGTGCGCTGCGGGCACGTGCGCTTGGTATGGCCGGGTTGCCGGCACATGGAGCATTTGCGTTGAGCGGTAACGGTTGCCATAGATTCGAGCGTAGATTGCGGGTATTTACCCTACTAGCATAGAAATTTTCAAATTTGGAAAGTTTGCTCGTAAATATTGCTGTTTTAGTTGTATATTACTGTTTAGTTGTATTGCTCTTTAGTTGTATATTACTGTTTAGTTGTATTGCTCTTTAGTTGTATATTACTGTTTAGTTGTATTGCTCTTTAGTTGTATATTGCTGTTTTATTACGACCAAAGTTGCCAAATTTGAAAGTTTCTATGCTAGTAGGGTAAATACCCGCAATCTACGCTTTGACTATGGAAACCGTTACTAAGCAACGCAAATGTTCGATGTGCCAGCAGCCTGGCCACAACAAACGCACTTGCCCTGCGCGGTCGACCTGGTGGGCGCTGCTAGCTGCCGCGGCGGCTGAGCCAGTGCCCTTCGAAGTCAAATCTATGGAAAAGCCTACTGTTGTGGTGCCGCCGGCCAAGCGCACGGTAGAGCGGCAAATTGACCTGCTATGCTGGAACGCTGGACTACCGGTTGAAGTAGTGCGGCTAATCAAGGTCAGCCTACACCGTAGCAAAATGGCTGAATGTATGGCGCAGGCTTTTCACCCTAAATGGGTCAGCCGCATAGTGCGCATGGACGCACCCACGCACCTGTGCCCGGCACCGCGTGCTGGCTGGCGTGCTGGCTGGTACCTACGGTACGCAACACCGGGTGCTGAACTCCGCCAAGTCAACTATGGCCGGTTGCTGGTACACCTTATGCACCCCTGGCGCACACCAGCATACAACAAGCGGTTTAGATTACTGGACAATAAGTTTGCAAATACACATGTAGTATTTTAGGTAGATAGTTAGATTAGTTAGGTAGTTAGATAGTTAGATAGTTAGATAGTTAGATTAGTTAGAATAGTTAGTTTTTTTTATTTCTTATAATATATGAAAAATAGGGTATATTTATCAAAAACACCGGAGATTTTTTATATTGATAAATTCATAACAAATAAGGAAGTAGAACATATAATTGATGTTTCAAGAGATAATTTAAAAAAAGCAAATGTAAGTTTTTTAAAAAAAGATGCTAGTAATTATAAGAATTTTAAAGGTAGAACAAATAAAAGTTACTGGTTAGATAAAAAATCAGATCCAATATTACTAAAATTATGTAAGCGTATTGCAAAAGAAATAGGATGTAATTGGGAACATTTTGAAAATTATCAAGTAATACATTATGGTCCAGGCGAAGAATATAAATATCATTTTGATGCCTATGATAAAAAAGATTTAGAAAAATATCATCATTTTTGTAATGAAAGAGGTAATAGATTAAAAACAGTTTTGGTTTATATGAATGATGTTGAAGAAGGCGGATCAACAGGTTTTAAAAATATAGGGAAACAGGTAGAAGCTAAAAAGGGTAGAATGGTTGTATTTGATAATGTAAATAAAAAAAATGAAATATATAAAAGATCATTACATGCTGGTTTGCCAATCATAAAAGGTGAAAAATGGGCATTTAATTTATGGTTACGTGAAAAATAAAAAAATAATTTAAAAGATAAAGTATAAATATGTTTATGAATACTATTCAAGAAATACCAAAAGGTGAATTACAACATTTTAAAGAAAGGGTTACACGATGGATACATGTTGATAAACAGATAGATGATAGGATGAAAGAAATAAGAGAACTAAAAAAAGTAAGAGATAAAGAATTACAACCTGGAATGACGGAGTTTATGGTAAAATTTAATGTTTCTGATTTAAATACAGATAATGGAAAACTAAGATGTCAAGAAACTAAAACTAAAAAAGCATTAAATAAACATAATATTAGAGATAACCTTTCTAAATTCTTACTTGAACAAGAAAAATTAGATGAAGCTGTAAAAAATATTATGAATGAAAGAGAAATAGTTGTAAAACATGTTATCAAAAAAGTAAAAAAAAGTTAAATTTGAAATTTATTATTTTATAAAATAAAATGAAATCAATGATGTATATGTCATTATTTTGGAAAATTCATCATGACCATAAAATAAGATTAAAAGAAATAAATGAAGAAATAAAATGTAAAGTTCGTTTTAAGCTTTATTTGAAATATTTGGAATCAAAAGATATTAAAATAAATAATTATGTTTCATTGGGAGAATCTTTTCTTAAATAGTTCTCCAAATCGGCATCTAATAATTCTTTTTTATTATTATCTTTCATAGCTATCCATGATAATGTTTCCATCATTGATAAAATACTTTCATTTTGATAATAATCATGGGATTCTTCATAAAAATCTTTCATAAAATCTTCTGAATGGTTCATACGATTCATTATTGTTTGAAAAAAAACATCTTTACAATGTTTTACAGAAGGTAGAGATTTTTGTATATTTTCAAGTCCTTTTTCTAAACGATTCACTTTTTCTTCTAAACTAAGATTTTCATATGAAGATGTTTTATTTATGTTTGATGCGAGATTAAGAGGATTCATAAATTTACCAGGAGTATAAGGTGGATTTGATAAAAAAAATTGTTCCATTATTATTATTATTATTATTATTATTAATTTTTTAAATCATTTACAAAAGATCAAACTTATCCGACTTGGCCTTCAACTTCATGATCTTCTTATTGTCCTTAGGCTTTGTTGGATACTTCTTCTTCTTCATCTTTGGAACTTTACGTTCTCTTACAGGATTAGTAGTATTCTCAAACTTGATTCTGAGAGAACGTGTCTTCTTCTTGGAATGGGAGAATATAGGCATACCTTCAAGAGCTTCAAAGGCGCAATCGTAGTCGTTTTGGCGGATATCATGAGAACAGGCAAAACGAAACTTCATGGACTTGGGGTCATTTATGAAAGAATCATCGAATGGGTGGTAGGTAGCGATTGTTGTATTAATCTTAGACATATTAGATGTTTTGGTTTTACATTACAAAGTAAATGGTTTTCAAATTTCTAAAGATATTTATTTTATTTCCTTAGTTCTCTTGCTGAAGGATCAGTTTCAGATGACCAATTTGGTAACCAGAAGTGTGGGATAACATTAGATTTATTGGGAAAGTATTCTTCAAATAATTTCCTATAAAGATAAGATTCTTTTGTTAAAGGAGTATTAAATGTGTATTTATCTTTTTCTTCATGAAATTCATGATCGGAAATAATACTATCAACATATTCTTGTATAACTTTATGCCAAGATCTTTTTTCAGAAGAACAACCATCTGAAAAAGCTTCTTTTGGTCTCCAAAGGATTTCATCGGGTATAAGTTTTTCTTTTTCAAAAGCTTTTCTAAGTAAATATTTTTCTTGTTTGTTTTCAGAATACATTTTAAGTTTCGGATCAATTGTCATATAAAATTTAACAAATTCTTTATCTAAAAAGGGAGTTCTCGATTCAAGACTCCATTGTGATGAAATACTTCTATCAGATCTTAAACCATCAAAAAAATGTATTTCTCTTAATAATTTCATACATTCTTCTTGAAATTCTAATGGTGTTGGAGCATTTCTTAAATAATAATAACCACTTTGCTCATCACTTCCATCACCATTAAAGACTACTGTAATATCTGTATTTTCTTTTATGTATTTTCCGATTAAATAATTACCTACGCTAGCTCTTATTGTAGTTGTATCATATGATTCATTACAACAAACTACATACGGAATTGCGTTTAAAAAGTCATCTTCGGTACACACAACTTGATGATGTTTAGAACCGATAAAATCCGCAACTTTTTGCGAATATTCTAAATCTGTTGAACCTTTAATACCTATTGCAAATGTATTTAAAGTTCCTTTTTTATTATCTCTATAAATTTTAGAAATGATCCCACAAATAAGACTACTATCTAGCCCACCGCTTAAAAGAGCTCCAATAGGTCTATCAGATAATAATCTTTTTTTTACAGCATTTGTAAGTTTATTTCGAATACTGGCAAGAATAAAATCAGTATTTCTTAAATAGTCAATTTTGTAAATAAAATTATAATAATTACGGAAAATAGTATTACCAGTTTCAATATCAATTTCCAAATTATAACCTGGTTTAAATTGTTTTGTATAAATAGTTAAATCATAAATAGATTTAAGTTCTGAAGAAAAAAAGTATTCATCAAGTTCATTATAACCGAAAAATAATGGTCTAACTCCGTAGGTATCTCTCCCTACATGTAATTTTTTAGTTTTATCATTATAAATGATTAAAGAGAATACTCCATCTAATTGTTTACAAGTTTCTTCAAAACCAAATTTTTCATACATATAAATAATAACTTCACAATCCGAATTAGAATTTGTTTCAATATTATATATTTCTTTTAAGAATTCATGATTATAAATTTCCCCATTACAAATGAGATAATTTTCATTATAAACAAAAGGTTGATTTCCTGATTCTGATAAATCATTAATAGATAATCTATGAAAACCTAATGTTACATTATTAATATTTTGCATAATACTATTATCAGGGCCTCGTTTTTCAAGTCTGCTAAAATTATCTTGTAAATTTATTGTAGATAAGCTTTTACCAACATAACAAAAAATTCCACACATTTATTTATTTATTATTAAATATTTTTTAAATATTGTATATATTAAATGCCAAGAAGATATTTAACCCCCGCTGAATCCCGTGATTTAAGAATTACGGGACAAGGTGATCAAATAGAAAGAGATGAAAATGATCAAGATTTTATAGATTATGCAACTTCTGAACCATCAGAAGGTTCCTGTTCTGATGGTTCCTCATCGGAAGATAACTATGTAGCAGAATTATTATTAAATGCTCATGACCATGTATTAACAGAAGAAGAAAAGATTGACGCAATACTAAATGGTGAATTAGTAGGTATAGATTTAGAAAATTTAAGTGTAAGAGAACACTCAGCATTTCAAACATTTGTTGATGAATTAGCAATACAGACTGGTATTGTAAGACCACGACCACCAATGGAAAGGGAAGTCAGATTTTGTATGCCAGAACCAGAACCTGAAGTTGCGTGCGCTTTACAACCACAATCAGAAGTTGCTTATGCTTTACAACCTCAACCTAATTTATTACAAGTTCAGCCAGAAGAAGTTGATAACCAATTATTAGAATTAGCTTTTGCTGAATTACCAGAAGTTAATATGCCTCAACTTATGCAAATATTAGGAGCCCCCGGTGATCCAGGTGATCCTAATAATGGATCTGTTGTTGTTCATGATTGTGATGGGCCTGATTTGAAACATTTTACAGTTCAGGGTGGAAGGAATAAACGCAGAAGCAGAAAACGGAATAAAAAAACTAAAAGTAAGAGAAAGTCAAAAAGGAAAACAAGAAAAAGAAAATCTATTAGATAATATATGGATAATTACATTATAAGGAAAATTGAAAAAAAAAAAGGCGATAAATATTCATATAAATTTTATGATAAAAGGAATAATGAAATTATGAATAAACAAATAATTACAGATGCTAAAAAAGGATTATATATACCTCCAGCTTATGATAATGTAAAAATAAATTTATGTAAAGATCAAAATGTATTAGCGATTGGTTATGATACTAAACAAAGGGCTCAATATGTTTATAATAAAGAATTTAAACAAGGACAAAGTATTAAAAAATTTAATCATATGTATGATTTTGGTTTAAAGTTCAAAGAAATTAATCGTGTAATAAATTCTGATTTATATTCATTTTCAGATTCAAAAGAAAAACAAATTGCTTTGATATTGAAATTAATTATGGATTGTAATTTCCGCGTTGGAAATGAAAAATATTGTAAAGAAAATAATTCTTTTGGCGTAACAACTCTTCAAAAGAAACATATTAAAATAAAAGATAATAAAGTAACAATAGATTTTAATGGTAAAAAAAATGTAAGAAATACTTGTACTATTAAAAATAAAAAACTAATTAAAACATTAAAACAAAAAAAAAAGACATTAAATAAAGATGATAATATATTTACATATCGGGAAGGTAATAAATATTATAATATAAAATCCAACGATGTAAATAAATACTTAAAACAATTTGGTGATTTTAGTGCGAAGAATTTTAGAACTTGGGGAGCTAATATTGAATTAATTTATCAATTATTAAAACAATGTTCAAAAGAGTTCCCTGATACAAATAATAAAACAAAAATATTATTAAATAAATGTATAAAAAAAGTAGCAAATAAATTACATAATACAGCCAGTGTATGTAAAAGTAATTATTTGGACCCAGAAGTAATAAACTTATTTGTTGAAAATCCAAATAAGTTTAGAAATACATTTAATGTAAAAAAAATTAATAAAGATAAAATTAATAGTAAATATATAAATTTTTTAAAATCACTTATTTAGAATATAATCATTTCCTTTCTTTTCTCCGATAATTTTTCCTGGAATATAACCTTCCAAACATTCAAGCATATATTTTTTCTTTTTATCATGTAGAATAAATACTTCTTTTATATCAAGGCTTTTTGGTTTTACTAGTTTAAGAGAGCTAACAGCTTTCCCCAATGTATTATTTTCTTCGTCAATTTCATAGTATTTCTCAATTTTTACAGAACTATCAAAGCCATATTCTGTTCCATTATATTCGAAAATAATATATGGATTATCTTCATCTTCATCTTCGTCTTCATCTTCATCATTAACTTTTACTTCATCATCATCAACTTTTACTTCATCAACTTTTACTTCATCCGTTTTTACTTCATCAACTTTTACTTCATCCGTTTTTACTTCATCCGTTTTTACTTCATCCGTTTTTACTTCATTAACTTTTACTTCATCCGTTTTTACTTCATCCGTTTTTACTTCATTAACTTTTACTTCATCCGTTTTTACTTCATTAACTTCCTCAATAATTTCTTTAACATTTGGTGCTTGATAATCTTTTAATTCTTTTACCTGATTTTCATGATATTTAACCTTTTCTTCAAGTAGTTTTTTATCTCTTATAAGTTCATTAACAACTTTATCTTGTGCTTTATACATAGAAACTTTATTGGCACTATTTTCTTCTTCAGTTTTTTGTTGAGAAAGAGTTTCAATCTGAATAGAATAATCATGAATCGTTTTATCTCTTTGTAAAAGCATTTTATCTTTTTCATTTAATTCACTAATAAGTTTATCATTCAGTTTTACAAGATCAGCTATTTTATTATCTTTTTCAGATATAATTTTATTATGTTCCTTTTCAATTTTAGAACAATCATTTCTCAATTTAAGAATACAATCCTGGAAGATAATATTTGTTGTCTCAAAAACCTTATCCATTATTTTAGTTTATAATCAATAATATTTTCAAATTTTTAAATATTTTAATATATATATGAACTTTAATAAGAAACATTGTTCACCAAAAGCGTTTAATAATAATAATACATGTTTTAATAGAAACCTATTAGAAAAACTAGCTGTAATACTGAATCAAAATCCTAATTGTGAAAAAATAGATAAAAAATGTCATGATAATGAATTATATGAAAAAATTTCTAATAATATGTCTAAGATATCGGATTGTAAAACAGAACATTGTTGGTTATCGGTTCAAGATATTGTTCATAAATTAAAATTCAATGAAATTGAAGAATTTAATGAACAATTTAAACCTAAAATGCCTGAAGATTGGAAAAGTGAACCAAATAAATGGTTAGATACATCTGATATTGATAAAGTAATGGAACAATATGAAAAATATGATAATGAGTTTGAATATTTAGGCGCACATCCTATTGACGCACAAAAATGTTCTGTTAGTCAAGAGGTATGTAAGATAAATATAAAAAATTTAATGAAAAAAAATAAAAATAAAATCGGTATAATATTTAATACAGATTATTCAACAGGTCCTGGTGAGCATTGGGTTTCTTTTTATGCTGATTTAAAAGGTAGAAATCGTAAGAAAAAACCTGGAATATATTTTTTTGATTCTGTAGCAGATAAACCACAAAAAGAAATTTTTGATTTAGTAAATAGATTAAAAAAACAGGGTAAAAGAAATGGAGTAAAGTTGGATTTCTTTTATAATGATATACAGCATCAGAAAAAAAATACAGAATGTGGAATTTATAGTTTATATTTTTTGATAAGTATGTTACATAATGTTGATTTTAAGAAATTTGTAAAAAAAATAAAGAATGATGAATTTATGGAGAAATATAGAAAAATATTTTATTTAGAATAATTATTTTATATACTTATATTATAATGACAAAAACAGAATTACCTTCAGGATTAATTATAGGTTTCCTTTTAATAGTTATAGTTTTTTTACTTAGTGAAAGAGAAAAAACATGTAAAAAAGAAGGTATGGATAATATGCCGGGTGGTTGTCCGGCATGCCCAGCTTGTCCTGTTTGCCCTACTTGTCCTGATTGCCCATCATGTCCAGAAAATCCTGAATGTGATAAAACATTGAGTAATGAATGTCCCCCCCCACCTGTTCAAGAATGTCCTGCTTGTCCTTCTTGCCCTGTTTATAGTGGTAATATGCATATGCCAACCGCAAGAGAAATAGCGAATGCTATTTTTCCTGGAAGGAATTCAGGTATTTTAATGAGTGGAGAATATTTCCCCGTTCAAGATTATATTGAAAGTTGTCCGAGTATTTTATCTGCTAGCGGAACACCCGTAGGAGCATTAGATTCTATTTCAACAGTTAATGAACCAAGCTATTATAAAGAATTAAGACAATACGATTTACATGGATATGCTAGTACAGAATTAGTTGATATGAATAATGCCAGTGGAATGGAAGAAATGATTGACGATGAAGAAGCTGAAGAAGTAGAAGAAGAAGATAACGAAGTTGATGAAGAAATAGAAGAAGTTGCTGAAATAGAAGAAGTTGCTGAAGATAATGCTATAGAAGCATTTAGTAATTATTCAGAATTTTAAAATATTATATTAAATAAATGAGGAAAGAATTAATTACTATAATTTTAGTATTAGCAGCAATAGGTGCTTCACTTTTTTTAATAAGTTATAAGTTCCATGAAGATACAGAATTTGATAAACATGAAAAATTAAGAAGAAGTGAAATGGAATTTTATCGGTAAGTTCGTTCTTATTTTATTTTATATTTTTTAATAATATTAATATGTCTTTGTATGATAAGTTTCATTCCGATATTAATATAAATTATATGTATGATTTATTAAATCAAATAATAGTTAAAAACACAGGACAAGATATAAAAAATAATGTTGAGTATAAAAATATATTTATTGAAAACTCAAAAAAAATTTTTGATGGTATTAATACAGAAGAAATAAGTGAAATTAATAAAATTTTATTGGATAATCATGTTGAACAATTCACTGATATGATGAAATTTAAAAATCCTATTGAGATGAAAACAATAGATGAAAATCAAAGTATAGATGATAGATATAATGATTTAATGTATAATAGAAATTTACCTTTGAATGTTCAAAATGCATCAAAAAATGATAAAATGACCCCCTTACATAATCATAATCCTTTATTTGATAATCAAGATACAACATTTCTTTTACCCGATGTTAAACAACAAAATATTACAGAAGTAATTGAAGAAGAACATGAAGAAAGCCCTATTATACCTTTAATTAAAGATAAAGAAGAAGAAATTAAATATCCTGAATATAAAATTTACAGTAGTAAAAGAAATAATATTCAATCATCAAGATTTAATTATGTTTATAATCTAAAGAAAAATAATATTGAATCATCAAAAATAAAGAAAATAACAAAAATTATAATACCATTAGAAGATAGTTATATTTTTAGTATGCCTGTTTTATTTTTAAGAATAAAAGAATTTAATATAGATTTAACTTTTGAATTAACAAAATTATTAGAAAATGATAATAAAAAATTTGGATATTATCATTCAATTGAAAATCATGAAATTGTTTGTGATGATTTAGATAAAATTACAATTGATATAAGAGATGTTTCCGAAACAAGATATGATGATATAGATATTGCAAAAGTAAATATCATAGAATTAAAAGCAAATGAAATTCTTTTTACTTGTACAAATATAGAGAAAAATAATTATTGTGTAGGGGATTTTATTAAAATAATCAATAATTATACAAAAGCTTTTAAATCTCTCTTATATCCATTAAAAATAAAAAGGATAGAAAAAAATGTAATTATTTGTGATTTTAATTCAAAGATAACGAAAAAATATTCAGATGTTGATATGAAATTATTAAATACAAGCAATCAGAATATAATATATTTTAACTAATATAATGATAAAAAAAATATGGTTGTTCTGGGATACAATGGAAAACCCTTTATTAGTAGATAAATGTATAAAACAAATTTATAAATTACATTCTGATTATGAAATAAATTTTATGAATTTAGATAATTTTAAGAAATTTACTGGTGATAAATTACCTAAAAATTTTGATAGTTTAGGTATAACTTTTAAAACTGATTGGATACGTTGTAAAGTCGTAGCAGAGAATGGTGGATTTTGGATAGATGCAAGTATTTATATTTCAAAACCTTTACATGAATGGATAAATCCAGATTGTGATTTATATTGTATGAAACACCCTGCTTGTGAAAAACAAATAGAAAATTGGTTTTTTTATTCTCCTAAAGATTCTACAATAGTTAATAAATGGTTAGAAGAATATGAAAAAGCTTTAGAAATTGGACAAGAAAAATATGTTGATATGAGATTAGAAGAATATAGCCTTGAACAAGATAAAGATTATTGTGGTGGTAATTATCTTTTCCATCAATTGGCTTTAATTGTTGTTACCATAAATTACAATTATAAAATAGTAAAGGATAATTATGGTTTTAATTATCAACCCTTTGTAAGTAAATATCAACTAATAAATAATATATGTATTAAAAATAATAAATTAAATGATCCATTATATAAATTTAGAGGAACAGAACGAGGATATTTTGATTCATACTATAGTTTTATTGGATTTATAAATCCATTATCATTAATTGGGGAGTTAGGATTAAATACAAATTATTTTTCATTTATGATGATAATTATTTATATAACTATCTTTTATTTTATAAAAAAAAATAAGGTAAGATAAAATAATAAAATTATTTATGTAATATATATAATGGAATATATAAATGATAAAATAGAATCCAAAAATTATAAGTATATTATAATCTTACTAATTTGTTTCGGTTTATTATTCTATTTTAATAAAAAACCAATTCGATCTTTAAAATATAATAATTATGATAAAATATATTTTATAAACCTTGAAAAAAGAAAAGATAGATATAAAAGATTTAATATTAAATTCCAGAATTCTGATTTTAATATGAATTATGAATTATTTAAAGCATTTGATGGGATACAAGTTGATTTAGGAAAATATGTAACTCAAAATACATTAAATGAAATATTACAAACTGAAAGAAATGGTAAAAGAAAATATCATTATCAATTAACAAGAGGAGCAATAGGTTGTTATTTGTCGCATGTAACAATATGGAAAGATATACTTGAAAATAATATTAAACAAGCTTTAATATTAGAAGATGATGCTAATTTACCTAAACGTTTTAATGAAAAATTAGAAGAAAAAATAAAATTTGTTCCAAAAGATTATGATATTATACTATTGGGATGTAAATGTTTGAAATGTAAAAAAATGGAAGGATATAGAAAAGTAAAACGTTTTTGGTTATTACATTCATATATCATAACAAATAATTGTATAAAAAAAATATATAATAAAATGTTCCCAATCAAACAACAAATTGATTCAGAAATATCAGATTTATCAGATTTAATAAATATTTATGCTTTGGATATAAATATGGTTAATCAATATAATAGTAAATCAGATATACAAATTCCTCTTAATAATAATTCCATTGAGAGTTTTAAAAACTATAGTGATTAATTATTTTGATAAATAAAATTTACCTTTATGAATAATAATACATTCATAATCTTCTTCTCTTGTAAATCTCACATCACTCATTAAATTATAATCATATAATCTAATAATTTTATCTTCAACAAACCGATAAAACATTTTTTCATTAACATTATATTTTATTGAATAGCCATGAATATTTTCTTCATCAACTAATTCATTCATTTCTGGGAATTTAGGTTCTTCAGGGTCTTCACTTATATTTTCTATAATACTTTGTGGTATTTTATAACATGTTTGAAAGATAGAAAATTTAGGACCAACTTCTTTATTCATAGGATGGTTTTTATTTTCATAAAAATTTACTTTATTAAGGAGTAAATTTACATCACATAAACGTTTACCATTTTCTCTTATATATCTTATATCGGGATTTTCTTGCGAAGAACTTAATTCATAATATACATATATATAATCATATCCTTGTTTTGCTGCAATTACGAATGTATTTTCATTAACTTTTTGAAGGAAATTAGTTTTTAATTGTCTTGTATCGATTGTATTAAGATTTTCAGAATTCACACCTGGAAAAATAGTAGTTTCATCTTGCAATTTTTCAGAAAATCTCAAACATCTTTGATTAAGGGCGAAATCGTCGCGGCTATTTTGTATACAATCAACAGAAGATTCTTTAATGAGATTTGTAATTAATAAACTAATTTTATTTTTCTTTTCCATAATATCAAAGAGCATTTGGTCCATTGTTCTATCATCTGTTTCAATTTTAACACTAAGAATTTTATTAATAGTATTATAAACTTCAGGGTGATTTTGAAGGATTGTTTCTTTAATATCACCAGTTATATTAAGATCTTTAACAGAAGGCCATAATTCTTCATTTTCTTTCATAGACTGATAAATAGTTTCAATCGTATCACCTTCTGGTAAGAAAGATAAATAAAGATATTGTTCAACTGTTCTATCATTTTCATCTTCAAAATCTTTATGTGATTTAAAACGAATCGCTCTACCAAATACTTGATTCATTCTTCCAAAATTCCAATAGGGTTCCATAATATGTACTTGTCTGACACCGAATAAAGAAATACCTTCAGCACCAGCAGAAGAAATTAAAATCATTTGAATATATTCACCTCTTAAATTTTTGATATGATTAAAAGATTCTTTATTGGCTTTTCTTTCAGCGGGACCTTCAGAACCAGTAATAAATGTATATCTTTTCTTTTTATCAGATTCATCCATTTCTTCTACAGATTTTTTAGTATGATCAAATTTTTCATAACCATTTGCTTTTAAAATTTCTTCAAAAATTTCTGAACCGGAATCTTGTCTAAAATCACTATAATACATAATTTTACCGGTTGGATTTCCATCAGAATCTTGATATTTTTCTGAATTTTTAAGGATATTATAGAATTTTGGTGAAAAAACTTTTACATTTTCTTTTAAAAGCATATCATTTTGCTGCATGTATTTGTAAACTTCTTGTTTCTTAGGTTCTGATTTTTGATATTTAAAATCATCATTTTCATAGACTATATTACAATTTTGTCTATTTCGGATATTAAAATCTGAATTATTTTCTTCATAAAGATTATTTTTACTTAATCTTTTTAATGATTTTAATTTATCTTTTTTGTATGTTATTTCATATTTAGTCCATTGTAATGATGATTGAATACATGGAACAATATTAATATTTTCAGATATTGTATAATCTTTATATCTATCTAATGGTGGTGCTTCAACTACTTGAGGCATATCTACAATAGATGTTTTACCGATAGGATAATAAGATGTAAGACCCATTAAAAGTCTTCTTAAAAATGTCTTCTTTTCATTTGGCATTTGTAAATTTTCATCAAAGAAATATTCCATAAATGCAGTATTTTCAGTTAAATCGACTTTTGAATTTTCGAGTATTAAATCAAACAAATTTTGATTCCTATTGAAAATAATATCAGTATCTTCATCAAAAATAAATTCTTTTTCATGGAAGTCATTAAAATTTTTATGAACTTCTTCAGATGTAGGTGAAATATCTTTTTTAGTAAAAACTTTATTTAAGCCTTCATTAATTTCATCAAAAAATTTAATGGAATCTGTATTATTAAATTTAATAGTTTTAACGATATTTGTATCTTTATCAATAATAGATGAAAAATTTGTTTTATTACGAATAAATGATATAACTGTTCTACCCATTTTTTTTGTAATGTAAAATTGTTCAATTGTAGAATCACTAGTATAAAATATTTGTTTTAATTCATTTTCTAATTGTATTACATCGCGATCTTCTTTTATAGTATAACTATAAATATCTTGCTTACCTTTAATCATATTAAAAAGTATAGCTATTTCACAAGGTTCATTAACAATAGGTGTTCCAGATAAAAATACTAATTTAGTATCAACACTATCTTTAATCCAATTATAGAATTGAGTAGCAATAGGTTTTCCATTATTAATCATATTAACAAGATTATGTACTTCGTCAATTACAATGACTTCATTTTTGAAAGGTGAATGGATACCTACTTTTTCATTTTCTTTTAATCGTAAAATAAGATCTTTAGCCATTTGTTGATTTTTAGTTAAACGTTTAGATGCTTGACCAGGATTTAAAAACATATTTACATCAGCATTTTCTTCAATTTCTTTTTGTTTAAAAATATCGGGCCAACCATTATAGTGAATAAAATTGTATTTTTCTTGAATAAAATTTTCTATTTGAGAATTAATAAAAAAGTCTTGAATTTTTGAGAAAGTTTTTCTTTCTCCGGTAAATCCATCTAATTCGCCATCAAATTTAGATGAAACGAATATTTCTTTTTCTTTTGTTACATCGTCTGGTATTACAAAAATACCTTTAATTTCATTTAATTCATCTATACTTTCTTTTAATAAAGCTGTAAATTTATCTAAATCTTCTTCATTTTGTATATCATTTTTTAGATCAATAGTTATTTTTGATTTAGCATCTTTTAAAATAGAATTAACTATATCTGTTGTTATTCCATATTTTTTTCTATTTTTTAATATTTTATCTAATGTTATGAATACCCAAGCATTTCTATCAATATTAAAAGAATCTTGACCCCATCTTTTAATTTCATTAATATATTCATTTTCTAATGATGCTGGTAATAATACATTTACATCCATATTTTGCGATAAACCTTCAACAGTTACAATGGATGTAGCCGTTTTACCTGTCCCTAAACCATGATAAATTAGTAATCCTCTATATGGAGTATCACTAGATAAATATTCTTTTGAGAATAATTGATGTAATTTAACATTTTTTACTTCATCAATATCTTGTGCTTTATCAATTAAATCAACAAAAAATTCTTCATTAATAAAATCTACAAATGCTTTCCTTGATTCTAAAACATATTTTCTGTCCTTACTTTTTATTAAATCATCAAGTATATCTAAACCAACACCAGCAGCTGGATCATCTGAATCACCTAAGTGTGAAGAATCATCTTCTTCGGGGGAAGGTTCATCTTTATCAGAATCTTCGGGTTTAGGTGTTTCTTTTTTAGGTTTAGGATCTTCTTCAGGAACAGGTTCATCATTTTCTTCTAACCATTTATCTATTTCATCTTTAGAAGGATAAATATATCTTAATATATTTTGAGTATCATTGATTGCTCTTCTATATATTTCACGGCATTCTTTTAATAAATCTTTATTAATATCTTCAGCTTTTATTAGTTCACTGATTCTATTACGTGTAATATATGTTGTTGGTTTCCCCTGAATATTTCCTTTAAAATGTTCTTTAAAAAATAAAAATAAAGGGACCGAAATCCTTATAATTTTCTTTTCTTTTTCTTTTTCTTTAGCAACTCTTTCTTTTTCTTTTTCTTTTTTTTCTTTTTCTATTTTTTCTTTTAAAAATTTTGTCTCAATCTTTTCTTTTTCTTTTTTTTCTTCGTCTAATAATGATTCTTTTTCTTCATCAGATAACTTTTCTTCAACTGTTTCTAATAATTTTTTTATAGGTTCTTCCATTTTAGATACTAATTTTGATGAAGTTTTAACAGGATAATAACTTAAATAAAGATAATCTTTATCATCTATATTTTCTTTAACTTCTATTGTTGTAGTTTTAGAATTTGTACTTAAAATAGTCCCTTTAAAATACTTTAAAAACATAAAAGTTTCTTTTGTAAAAAAAACTTCATCACCCTTTTTATACGGGGATTCCTTAGGCTTTTTTATTTTAATTTTATCTAAAGAAAATTTATCTTGTGATGATTTTGGTCCATCATCAGGTTCAGGTTTAACTTTAGCTGGTCCTTCTTGTGATTTTGCTTTTTTAGGTGAAGTAGGTTTTTTAGGTGAAGTAGGTTTTTTAGGTGAAGTAGGTTTTTTAGGAGAAGTAGGTTTTTTAGGTGAAGCTTTCTTAGGTTTTGCCTTATCATCTTTTTTATTTTTATCAGGGTCATTTTCAATAGAAATATATTCATCAAGCATATCTAAATCTTCTTTTGAAGCATTTTGTTCAATCATAACTTTTCGAACATCTTCTTCTTTATTTTTATAAAACCTTAATTTTGTCACAAGTTTCGGTGGAATATCATATTTAGAGATAATATAATTCTTAATTTCCGTTTGTCTTTTGGTAGTAGCACCTCCATATTGCTCAATAATATCCATTTATTATATTACTATAAGAAATAAATTATTATTTATGTTAAAACATTGTAATACTTTAAAGTATTTTTAGAAGCATCTTGTTCAGCTTTTTTCTTTGTTCCTCCATACCCAGTAATAACGATATCATTTATTGAAAGTTGACAGCTAAATATATTATTATCGTCTTTACGAATATGAATATATTTAGGATGTTCTTTAAAATTATGCTGGCAGTATTTTAAAATCTGATCTTTATAATTTGTATCATTAAGAATAATATCAGTAAAATCAATATATTCTTCAACAATTTTAATTAAAATTTCTCTAACAAAATCAGTATTTCTTTGATTATCTAGAAATATTGCTCCTAAGAAAGCTTCAAAAACATCTTCAAGAATATGCATATTTTTTCTCCCATCACAATTTTCTTCAATATGTTTAGAAATAACTAAAAATTCATTAAATCCAAGTTTAGAAGATAATTTTGCTAATGCTTCACCGCAGACTATCCTTGTTCTAATTTTAGTTAAAAATCCTTCATTTTGATCATGGATTTCATAAAATCTTTGATATAAATAACTTGATATCGCCGATGAAAGTATTGAATCGCCTAAAAATTCCATTGTTTCATATGAAATTTTTTGTAAAGATAGATAATTATTATCATTAGTAAATTCTTCATAATCTACCATGTGACAATATGATTTATGAATAAAAGCTGTTTTATAGAAAGATAAATTATTAATTTTAAAATCATTAATATTAAGAGATTTCATAATATTAATGATGTCTTTTTCAGAAATAAGTTTATTAGAAGGGTTATAAGGATTTGCTTTAAATTTATCCATTTTAATATAAATATTTATTTATTTTTAAATAAAAATCAAATTTAAGCAGACTGATATAAATTATTATTTACATTACCACTAACATTAATGTTATTATTGTTCTTAGAATGGCAAACATTATCATCTTCAAGGGGTTTTCTTTCAAGATCCGGATGAATAGTAGAGTTTTGCCAAGGGCTTACATTAACTTGTGGATTAGCAGGTTCAGATCTTAATTGTAAATTGGCATTTCTTAAACTTTGACCAACCGTATTTACACCAACATGGAAACCCGCATCTAAATAATTAACACCCTTAAGAATACCTTCACCATCGGGGTTATTATTATTGAAATTTTTGATTTGCTCACTTTTATTTTGAGGGAGTAAATCATCAGGGGTTAATGTATTTTGAGGATAGCAAGAAGTAGGAGTTCTACCCATATTAGAAACCGGTAAAAATCTTTCATTCTTACCTAAACCTTCGTTGGCAACAACATTTGATGCTATATTATTTTCGTTATTCACAATTGAATCGCTAAAACCTTCAAAACCATCTATAAATGGTAACTTAATTCCACAAGTTTCTCTTAATAAATACAATCCAACTAATGCTACAATTCCGTAAACCATCAATTTTTGACAATCCATTTTATATATAATAAACATAAAAAAAATATAAAATTAATTAATTATTTTCTAAATCTTCTAATATTTTCTTATTTTCTTCCATTTTTTGTTTAATTTCATGAATTCTTTTTTCTTTCTCTACTTTTTCTTTATTAAATTCTTTAATTAATTCTGGATCCAAAATATCAGTATAATCTTCTTCTTCATCTTCATTATCAACAAAAGAATATTCTTCAATAATATTATATTTCAAATCTTTTTCTTGAAATAATTTAATTTGAGAAATATAACATTCACAAAAATAATTTTGTTTTAAAACTTTTAATCCCTTTAAATGTAAAATTAAAATTAATTCATCATTTTCTTTAATTTCTGAAATATCAATAAAATTTTTAGTTTGATTGTAACAAGAACATTGAAGTTTACCCTTACTAACAGGTATCTTAAATTTTATTGTAGGTTCGGTATTTTTTTTAAAACCTTTTGTAATAGGTTTATACATTTCTTCAATAGCTTCTATCGGTAAAGCTTTACCAAACCATTCTTCTGATTTATCAAAAGTAGTTTTTACATTTTTATCATCAATACTTAAAAATAAATCATAAAAATCCAAACGATTCTTTGGTATGGTTACTTCCAAATAAGGATTTTTATGTTCAAGTATATCTTTAACATTTATTTTACAACGAAGTTTTGGTGTTTGAAGATAAATAGGTTCGGTATTAGTATCATAACTTAAAGGACCAAAATAACTATTATTATATTTAGTTGGTTTATTGTAATTAAATTTATCAACTTGGATTGATTCATATGTCTTAACACTTGTCATATTTTTAAAAAAGAGTAGAAAGTATAAAAATATTTATAACGCGTTATAAAATATAAATTTTTTTACATTTCCATTTACAATAATATTTTTCATCCCATTTCCAAATCTTATCTATATAAATATCACATTGCATTTTCGTAAAATTATTAATATTTAATACTGTCATACTTGAGTAATTTTCATTTTTAATATCACAATCAAAACGATTATTCTTAAATGGAATTTTAATACTTAAATTTGGATCATATTTTCTAGCTTTATCATACCTTATCTGTGAAACAAATAAATCCGAATCATCTTCATCTAACCCCAAACTTTCCATAAGTTTAAATTCCATATTTTGAATAAAATCAAAAAAACTTTTCATCGAATTATCAACTTTAAAATTCTTAAATTGTAAAGACATAGTCCAATTATTCTTATTAACACCAAATAAACATACCATTGGGGGAGTTGTTAAATAAATTAATGGGTTTTGTAAATAATTTAATGATACATAACCAAAATTCTTTAGATCTTTAGGACATTTACCATCTATACATAACTCATATTCTTTATTTTTTTGTTCATTGGAACAATCTTTACATACAAATGTTTTAAAAGCAATATTATCTAAATCATATCTACTATGTTCAACATTCTTTAAAAAACTC